AGTCTCAGCGCCGCTGGTATATGTAAATGGCATTCCGAAATAAACATTTGCTGGTAATGCAGAAACAATAAATTCCATTACTGTATAGTAAGCACCAACGGCAGTTATGGGTGTTGCTGAAGTAATTGCGAACGTGCTATTAGTAGGAGTAGTTGGTATGGAGGTATTTTGCGTGAAATATGTTAATACGCCAGTTACAGGTGGAGCTATACCGCCTGATTCTACTGCTGTCAAAGCTCCGCCGTACGGGAGTACAGATGATATAGGCATCACTAAACCACTAGTAAAAGTAGTGCTATTTGGTACTGCGGTGACTACTTGTAATAGATAAAGCGGCCCAGGATAGCTAGTAGGTGTATATGTATAAATAAATGTCTGCCCGACTGTTACGATGCTACTATCTGGTACTGTAAATGTTCCAGTACCAAAATAGCCATAAGGAGAAAGAAGGTTAAATCTGCCCAAAAAATCGCTAAAAGCACAACTAACGCCAGTAAGCGTTTGCACAACCGGCGGATCACTCGGAGGCGTAGTCGGTGGAATAAGTTCCAAATCCCACTTGCTATTCTGACTCGCTATATTCGAGTAACACATCAATCCATTCCGCAGCACAACTCCGTCCTGCGTAACACATTGATTCGGGGCAATATCCACCGGACTCTTATCCGACGCAACTCCGCCCCACGGTTCTTCGTAATAAATCTCGAAATGATTTCCTGTCGTCTTACGAAGTCCGCTGGGCATATTAGTATCCTATTACTTGTTGATAAATACGGAGAGTGTACCGGTAGTCATAGCGGTAACTACAAGTCCATTAACCCAGCCAAGCGTCCCAGTCGGATAAGGATCAGTAGTTGCCGCTACTTTATTAACAATAATGTTCCCATTCTGATCTTTTACAGTCAACGTAGATGCCGCTGTCGGATCATTCCAGATCATATCCTTGATATAAATCCGCCCCGGCCATACTAGATTCGTACTCGCAGTATCCAAATACCAGGGATTCGCACTAATATTATTCGCCATTATATCTCCTATATCCTAGTACGGTGATTTCTTACGATCCTTTGGCCCGCGGCCAACTCCCTTTGCTTCTGTCTCGCGTGTTGTACTTTTCGGTTCGTCCGAACTAGCAACCGGCGCATTAACTTTATAATCGGACTTACTGGTATTAAAGGGATACTTATCACCCTTCTGAGTGATTTGTGCCATTATATCTCCTTAGATAAATATATCATCATTCTGCCCGTCAAGCGTAGGCATTGTTAACTTTGGATCGGGTTGCAAATCTGGTTCGAGGATTATCATGCTGAGAGCGTCTGCGATACCTTTGTCGATCTGGCCGAGTAGTGGAAACGCGTCATAGCATTTCGCATCGAGAAGTTTACCGCGCTGCCATTGCATATCTTTAATCGGAGTACGATCTCCACAACGAGAGCAAAACGCCCACGCTCCTTCACCCCGTGTATGCTTATTAGGAAGTCCGTAACTCATTATACCTCCTATAGGAATCTATCAATGAGCGTATTTCGTGTAAGGTCTGTCCATGCGCATACGTTGTTGATATATGCCTCAGTGTTATTCTCACTCGGAGGCGCGTACTTATATAGAGTCTGCGCTATTGTCAGACCGGTATAGTGCTGCTTCAACAGCGCGCGCATCGCAGCGAAGCCACTCTCAGCATCTGGGAAGTACGCAAAGCGTGGTACTCGGGGCGCCGCAATCTCCTCTACACGGGTCGCGCCGTACTTCTTAGCCAGAGGCCCAAATTCAATATCTCCTGGATTATTATTCCGTGTAGCTCGCCCGCCCGCAACTCCAAACCCTTCCATCTTCGCAATCGCTTCACAAATCGTCAATGCCATAATATCTCCTATTAAAACCCCACTAGACGGGGAGAGGGCCAAATCTAGTGGGGCCGACGTACTATGAATCAAAGAACTCTGTGAAGAGTGTTGGTCATAGCACGTCTACCTCCGCTCAGTAGGCCGCGAGCATTAAGCTCCGTTGCTGCCCCAAGTTCCGAGCCAATCTGTAGCACCCGCAGACATACGCATGGTAGTCTTCTGTTTCATAGCTCCGGTATCAAAATCCTCATCAAATTCATCTTCAGGATTCTGTCGCATGAACACAGTAAGCGAGTGATTTTTCTTTTCCGCAGTCATGAACCACGGACCAGCATTTGTAAAGTAGTGGCATACCATGTAGCTCAAATCTTCGCCGAGCAAAGAGTTGATATCATTCGTGTCAGTCGCGGGCTTACCACTGGAACCGAAAATCTCACGCGCGAGGAAACGATTCTCCGGCGCGATCAAAACCTTAGTCGGCTTCAGATTAATTGGCAAGCCCTGAGAATCTACTAGTCTCTCGAACTGAGTAGTGCCCAACTGCACACCAGTAAACGACAGATCAATATCAGTAGCAGGACGATTAGGGAAAGTGCCGGCTGCGCTGATAAGATTTGGCAAACTAGCCCAGGTGCTAGTAGCACTAGGCCCACCAAGGAGAGGATGAGCGTTATTAAAAAGAGATACTCCATCAGTCGTAGTGACATTACTCGAGAACCCCTGATTAAAGATATTGAACGCTACGATTTCCTTGGTGTAACGAATCGAACGAGCCAGAGCTTTAGGAGCGGTCTTAATAACACCATACTTAGCATCCTGCCATAGCTCTTTCGAGGTACGAACAGCAAGCGCGTAAGTAAGATGAATATACCGCTTATCGCCACCCTGAATCATCTGTGTATACGCTACGGGCGTATTTTCCGGCTTTTCCTGAAGCGGGCCGAATCCGGCCATCTTCAAGTCCTGCTCATACTCAGATTCTGAGGTCTTTACATTAAAAACTGCCTGATACTCTTCAGCGCGCTGTTCCGTCTCAAGTGCATCAACGTAGATTTTATGCAGCCCCGGAGCCATAAGTTTAGGAAATGCTCCACGAACTTGTGTTCCCATAATTTATATCCTTTTTGTACTATTAACCCATGATAATTTGAGCTGCCGAGGGGAGAACCTGGAAGCGCACACGAGCATTTACGATGTAGGTAGTTCCGGTTGCTGTGAGGTCGATTGGATTAATTCCAACCATTGTTACTACTGTATTGGTTCCAGGAGTTGTCTTAGCAGCATCAACATACCACTGACCACTAGCATCGATTGTGAGTCCAAACTGCGTCCCAATCATTGCCTGTGTCGGAGTATAATTTGCGGCCGTGGTACCAGTCGAGTTATCAAAAGTAGCCTCGAAAATGTTGCTTTCGACAGCGGACTCGAACAGAGTACGGCCATCCGAAATAGGAGTGCCTACAGCAATATTAAAAGCCGCCGACTGATTAGGAACATTGCCATAAGTCTGAATTGCTCCCGGAGGTCCAATCTGCCCAAAAGCACCCGGAGCACCTGCACCGCTTGTACCAAGGTTCAATCCATTAGTCAGATTAAATCCCGCAATCGCAGCCGCTACTGTAGCACCATCCCACGCTCGAATAAAACCAGCATTTTGCTGGACAGGAGTTCCGAGCTTAAAAGTCTGTCCAGACTGTTCAGAATTCGACCCAGTTAGCGGAGTCAGGCCATGAGTGGTCTGCGCCGTATAGATGGGCTGATGATATGTAAGATTTGGTCCAGCCATATTTAAACCTCAGTATTAAATTGTTACATCTGGTGAATAAAACGTCATCTTCCGCTCGTTAGATGCTGATTGAAAATCATTCCGAGCATCTGAATGCTGCATATACGTGTTAGCTGCTTTTGCTGCGCGCTCGTGTAGTTTTACATTATTAGTTGTACCCACAGCCCGCTCATGGGCGTAACGCAGTGCTCTGTAGTATGTTGCTTTATCAATCTTCATTGCTACAACATCATTGATTGAATAATGACCTTCTGCATCTAGAGAAGGCTCGATTGCTTTTTGACTCCCTTCAGAATGCAAATCAGCGGGGCAAATATATGTGAAGCCTTTTCCCAGCATCTCGCCGATACGCTGAGGATTTTTATTAACCCAACGTGCCTCGTAATTCGTATCCTTGAGCTTTATCAAAAGACCATCGGCACTCATAAAAGGCTTTGCTTCAATTGGAAAATCAAGATCATATACTTGATCTAGAGTTACATTTGAGAAATCGGAAATCGGAGTAACACGCTTCGTCAAAATCTGTCCTGACATTCCGGCATCAAACTTAGCTTCCGCGATCTGCTTACGAACATTCTCTTCAATTTGCTGCGAGAGCTTTAGTACATCCGCCGCTGTAAGTGGCTTTGCAGTATCTGCGACTTCGATTGGCGGTTTAGCAATCGTATGCTTCGAGGTCGAAGCAACTTTCAAATCATCTGTACGAAGATCAGCCGTAAACTCTTCAACTTCTTTTTCATTAGACATAGCTCATCTCCCGTTTTTGTGCTCCCCAATCCTTCTCACTCATACCGAAATTCTTAGCCATCTGCTTTTCTTCGGCCGTGAGATTATCAGAAGCTTCACCAGCTCCAGTGCCACTTGGCGCTCCTGTAGAACCTCCCTCGAAAATCCCACTTGTATTTCGCGCTTTGATCTTGCCCTCGGTAATTTCCTTCTGGTTATCGAAGCAAGCGATCTTATAGCAATTTTCGAGCGACCCAGCATTTGAGCGCTGTGCTAGTGGAAGTGATTCAATCAAAGCATCAGCACGTGCTTTAATAGCGCCATGATAATACTCCTTAGAATCTAGAGTCTCACGCCTCGCTTCACGAGCAGCTAGAAGCATAAGTGCCTTATTCGTTCCCTGCAATTTCTCTTCAATTGCAGATTCAGGATCGAGCATCATGCGCTCGCTAAAATCCCCCTGCTCTTCTTTCTGCGCCGCCGCAACACGCTTGGCTTCTGCCGCTGCTCGCTCCGCCCGCTCTGCTTTCATCAACTCTGCCATTTCCTGCATTGGCTTCATTGCTTCAGCTTGCTTAGCTTCCTGGGCGGCAAACTTTTCAGTCAGCGTATTGGTTAGTTCTTCCTTGAACTTCTCAGGCTTGAATTCAACATCATCAAGCCCATCCCTATCTTCTCCCGGCTGCAATGAGCCGTCCTTCTGTCTAAACCATGCCATAGTCCTCTCCCTATTTATTAATTTGCAAAACCTTAAACGCAGCCATAAAAGCAACTAGCCCTATAATATCATCAAAAACTTGAAGCTGCCCCCGAAGATATGCTTTATCTTCGGGAGTAGCATCCTGTTTATCAAAAAACTCATCCTTGTACAAATCAGCTTGTGCCAGTAGGTACTCCACCAGAAATTGCCCCGCTGGAAGATGGAATAGCTCCTTGATTGCTAGCTTGGCCCCCATTAACTGCTTGAGCGCCTCCTCCGGGGAAAGATTGCGCACGTTGGGATTGGCCACCAGCGCCTTGCTGTGCATTAGGTTCATTATTTCTCCCCTGCTTGATAATTGCTGGAACTGGAATTAATCTTGCTGCATCATCGTGGCCGAAATTCTGTACGATTTCTTTATACAGCGATTGCTTAGCACGAAGAACTTCTGTGTAATACTGGGCTAGATCTGGAGGAATTCCAGGGGTTCCTAATGCTTGAATAACCTGAGCATCCTGTGTGTACAACTGAGTGAGTGTTTGAGAAAGCATAATATCATTCTGCTTCTCCAATTCCTTATTCATCGACGCCGTAGACGCTCGAACCGATAGACCAAGTTTACCAGTTTTGATATTCTCAAACGCCTCTCGTAGCGCATCTGCGTTATCACCAAATTGCCTGAGCTTTTTTCCAAGTCCGAAGCTAGCGTACATCTTTGCAAACTTTGAACCGGCTCTGCTGTGAGCACTGCGCATATCGGACATGCGCAAGCCAGTTCTAGAATTTTGCTGTTGTAAGACCGCGAAAGTCCCTTGGCTACTATATATTCCTCTTTTGCTATTGACAATCCCGCCACCTGTACCTCCTGTTGCTGGGTCGATACCAGTACGCTCTTTGACTAGTGCTAAGCTGAGATTTTCTCCGTCCAAGCTATCAGCTTGAGGATTATTGAGATCAAGTCGCTCAATTTCTTTTTCATCAGCAGGCACAAGTACACCCGGATAAAACTGTAAGATTGAGTGAAGTTTCGAGGATTTATTAACACGGAAAGCAGTTGTGTTAGAGAGGGTCTTGGCGTTAATTCGCTGACGATGCAATTCTGATATTTCGTCTTGATATGCCTTTAGCATTTCTGCAAAGCCGTAGCCATAATATTGATCGTCATCATACGCAAGTTTCGCGTCCTCAAATATATCCATGTTCTCTGGATAGTAATTATAGAATGCGGCTAATCGCGTCTTGCTCTGCGGATGGTGTAAACATACTAAACGAAGATTCTGCCCGTTATGCTGATAACGATACCAGCACTCATAAATATCATACTCGTCAGCAAGCGAACCAGAACCCGTATCTTGTATTCCTTGATGCCGCTCTAGATAATTCTGAAGTACATCTGACTGAGAACGATCCGGCTGAGCAATAATCTTGTCGAGTGCTTCATCATCAAAGAACTTGAGCGCTTTCTTATCCTCCAGAGTCTTACGCGAACATGTCATGATGTGACATTTGAATTTAGAATCTTCTAGTTTCTGAAAACTAATATCAGTGAGGAATTTATTCAATGGCACATTCTCAGGACGAGGGCCATCAAATCGAATAACATCCCGCATCTCATATTTAGATTCCTCTGCTGCTATATCCCCAGTAGAAACATACTGTGTCTCGACGTGATACAGCCAAGGGAATTTAATAATTCCAGTGCCGTTACGAATGGTAGAAGAGAACCATGCTTCCTCAACGCGGTAGAAATCAAGCTCCGCAGGATCAAGAGCCATATTCCCAAGAAATTTTTCAACGGCAGAGCGTTGATCGTCGCCCTTGCCGGATTCAATATCTCCGTATATCTTAGCTGTCCAAAGTGGCTCAGTCATATACATGGCCATAACACGAGATAGAAGATTATCAGAATTTGCTGCTACAACCTGAATCTCTATATTAGAAGCTCCGGGCCATGGAGTATCACGAATCTCCGTAAGAGGAGTGCCCTTGTACAAACGGGCGAACTCCTTTAGTTTGACCTCGCGAAAATTCCTCGTCCTCTCGTACCAATACGAGGTGGTCTCTTCCACCCACTTCCACATCTCTTCTGTGGCATCTTTACCGAAATTAATTTTGATCGGTTGAATTGCTGGCATTTGAAATACCCTTTATACCCAGAAGTGTTGAACCGACTCCGGCAAAATAATAACCGATAGCCATGTTGTAATGTACTGCGATAAACATAGAGGAGAATGTTATAAGCACTCCCCAGAATGCGTGAGGTAAATTACCAATTTCCGTAAGAAATATAGTAAACTTAGCCATAAAATCTCCTAACTTGTTGCTTGCGTAGGGGACATACCAGCTGCGATTGCCGCGGCTGAAGGAGCCACTACTGATGCTACGGGTGTTTTAATATCAACTGCGATGTCTGCATACAACTTCTCAATCAGCGGAACAAGCTGCCCTTCGATTGTATTCTTGAAATACGCTTCAACATCAGCGACAACCTGAGTATCCGCAGTCCAGTTCAAACCCTTCGCTGCAATCGCTGTTGAAATATCGCCGCTCACTGCTAGTGCGCCGTTGTCAGCCTTGCCAATAATTGTAAATATTTTTCCGACCTCTTTGGCTAGAAACACAGGACTCTCCGCTACATCCTTCAAAATACTTGTAAAACTCATAATCTTTCTCCTAATGATGAAATGTTTGTACCAGCTCTATTACTTGTTTAAACGCCCAGACTAAAACGCCGCCAGCAATATACTTCAGTGTCACACCGATAGTCGCACTGAGTTTTGTAAGATCAGTGTGCATACTATCGACTTTATCTGCTAGCTTCTCACCGCGTTCATCAATCAAGACAATCACCTCAGAACGAGTGATATAATCTTCGGCCATATTAATTGAACCCCATCGAAGAATTTCGGATCGTGCGTTTATATTGCTCTTTACGTCGAAGAATCTCGAACTCTATCTCGTCTGTGTTTGTATCGAAGTCCCACACTTGTGGGCCGTATCCAAGTGTATCCAATACATCAATAAGTTTACCGCTGGGGTATGCCTCAAATTCCTCGATAAACTCCTCCATACCTACAGTATTGATCCAGAACTCTCCACGACTGAATATCGGCCCAAGTCCTTCGATACGCATTTTCTTAGCATTCGCAGTCTTCGGTGTGTGTAATTCCTTGATCTGTAGTGCCGCATATCGTGGATCTTTGTATGCTTTTTCCTTAATTATGTAATCCATGTGGTACTTGAGATATTTCTGTGCGGCAATAGTCTCCATATAAATACAGTCGAGCTTCCAAACATTGACGGCGAGATCGAGCATAACTCCGATAAATTCATCAGTTCCACATGCTTTTGCCCAGACATCAAGCAGATATACGCGTCTGGGATTTTCTGCGATTCCTGTGACTGTGATAGCATGTCTGCACCGTCCGTCGTTTCCTGAATGGTTCGGATCAACTATCATGTAACGTTTTAGATTTCGTGGGCTGATGTCTTCTTCTACGTCACCGTCTAATACTTTATGGCGGATATTTATTTTCGTTCGTGTACGTGTGCGGCCCTTAGTATCGAATGGAATTACATCCTGATATGTAAAAGAATTATCTCGTACAAACTCAAACCTGCGCAAAGTTTTGAGTTTAAACTTTACTTCCGCGGGGTTAATCGGAGTATTAAGATATTGGCAAGAGAAGATGTACGTGCCAAGTCTTTTTCTATATCTTGCCAGTTTTTCAAAGTTAAAGGATTCAGGAAAAATAGGAGTACCGAATGGATGTAGATTGCAGCATCCTCCTAAGGCTGAATGAGTCGTGAAATTGAAATAGGTTTCTTCTTTTCGCAAATAGGAATTCAGATCTTTATAACTCCAGCGATTTCCTACAACAAGCTCATCATTATCGCGTCCGCCGTCATCTTGTTCTGCATCAAACGCGCCGACTAGATATTTATGATACTCAATAGTTTTCGCCATTGTAATATCAGATTCGTATGCTTCGCGTCCTATTAGATCGTCTTGAATCACTATGTCGTAGTGTCGGGATTGTAGCGCGCCGCCAACACCAATGAAATCAAAAGTACCTTCGCCTTGTGCGTTTGAACCTTTCGTACGCATCTGGCAGAATGATTCTTTATTCTGTGTGCAGCTCGCATCAGGCAGAATCTCAGGGAAAATATACTTGAATAAATCATTATTCTGATAATGTCCCTGCAAACGAACGCCCAATTTCGAGGCGTTCGTTATTACTTCGGATACAAGCAGGATACGAATATCCTGATTATGCACGTACTTCATCCACTGTATCCAGCGGTCGCCGTAGCCAAGAGCACGCATGTAAAGCTCATCCTCGTAAGTAAAAGGAAGCGCGCGCCACATACTATAGCATTCTGTAAATACTGTAGATTTAAAATGCCCACGAGGAATTTCGATTACTTCCTTGAGACCATCTTTTTCTACGACCTTGCACATTTGAAAATGCAGGTTTTGATCTGGATTCGGATTCTTCTGGAATCTTGTTTTGCCAAGTACGCGAGTTGCGAAATAAAACAGAGAACCTTGTGAATTAAGCCGGTGAATCATTCGTAACGTTGTAGGATCATTATGCACCGGCGGAAGCACACGCCAGCTAGAAGTTACAGCACGTGGGATATATAATCCACCAGTCTCACTGTATTCATACTCCAAATTTTGAGCTGCTACATCTTGGAGATCTTTTGAGGTATAGCTCATTGTAATCTCTTTCTCTTCTGCGCCTCCCTATACGCAAAATTAGGATAATACTCAGGAGCTATTTTCTTATCTGCACGAAATCTCTGACAGTTTATACCACGGCCACAACACTCCACTACCTTCTCATTTCCTTTAGAGTCTGTAAATACAAGTGAATATATATGATACGATTCAGGTTCTACAATAACATGGCATTTTTGGCAGAGAACTATAACATTAAATGGGCAGTGAGTAATACTTTCGTTACCAAAGTGATGCCTATTACCTATATGATGCCCATGTAAGAATCCCTCTGGCGTATCTTTAGCTGCGATACCACAACGCTCACAATTTGTGTGGATTCTACGAAGAAACTTACTTAAGGTTTTCCATTCTTTTTCTTGTGCTCTGACAGGGAGCCGCATGGCTCCTCCTTGTTTCTATTTAGTTGGGGAGCTTGCAAGGCTCGATTCCGTCTAGGAGTTTGTCGAGGGTTTCTTCGTTTGTAATCTCGCCGAGTTCGAACTGCGTGATTTCGGCCGCGGCCGCGCTTTGAGTAAAGGAGTTTGCTGTGCTTGTACAGGGGACTTCTTGTATCGGCGGCGCGTTGCTAAGGAGCGCCATTAAGTTAGATGCGATGAGTGGATCTACTTGCATGTTTGGGACTACTTCAACACTCACGCTGCTTTTGGATACCTTCGCCAGATTTCCTTCGCGGTCTAGGATATCTTGCGCGGCCTTGTACTGTAGCTGCGAGCCAAGCTTCCCGAGTGCTGCATTCTTGATTACATTCATTGCAACTGGAACCATGTCACGAAGTTCCTGCCTCGCGTTATCTATATTCGTGCGTAGCGCAGCATCATACCCAGAGATAACACCGCTCTTTAACTCCATGATCTTCGCATGGAATGCTGGAAGCTGGCGTACGAGCACAACCGTCTGCTTATTGCACCCGAGCATGTTAGCGATCTGCTCGTTGCTGAATCCGCTCGGGTCAAGCGTCAGCCGCGCAATCCGCTCAATCTTCATCATCCGCTTGTACGTCATCTGCAAATGCGGGTTCAGCGCGGAAGGCCGGCCAGGAGTATGAACACCCATTATACCACCTCGCTGGCCGTAAGCTCACGCTCGTCCGATTGCTGCGATGCTTGCGCGAAGCGCAAATAATCCCTAATACTCGAATCCTCCAACTCATCAGCCGCCCGCGCAACGGAGTGGGTGGGCTGTCCAGTCAGTAGGGATTTATCCCAAGCATACTTGATCTTGAAATCTTCAAGACTCTGTAGTATTTTAGACTCGATCATAACACCACTCCCTTCTCCGCCGCAAGCGGGCGACTGGGTTTACTATATATAGATAGGGGTAAAATCACAATAGGGTATAGCGCGCTATTGTACAGTGCTATACGCTCTTGCGCCGCCGCTTCCCCCTCTTCGCGAAAGGCCGCCCGCATAGCACACGCCCTATATACACTATAACCTGATTCTATGCTATGGTACTAGAGTAGAATTTTTTAAAAATTTATATTGGTGGTCCCCGGACAGCGGATTCGAATTCAGATTTTTTAGGGTGGGGGGAGTCTATACTATTTAGTATATACGCGCGTATGTGCGGGTGCTCTCGCGCTATAGCACAGGAGCGCGCGCGTGTCAATACAACTATAGTTGTAGATAATAGTTGTGCGGATGATTGACACGCGCGGTATAATGGTTCTGCGGGCATACCCGCTAATTGACTCTACAGGGAGCACGCGCAGTACGCGCTGGTAAACTAAAATAGTGGCGTGCTGTATGTAAGGCGAGTGCATGGATGAGTCCTGCATAAAAGATAGCATACAGCACGCCACGCCGGTATAAGGCGACAATCCTTATAAGGCTGCATAGCAGCAGCCTAGAACCTAGTCATGCTAGGTTGTAGGTTGCTGCTATACAAGCAACGTAGAAAGACGCCGTATGGCGAGGGGTATATATCATGGCTATTACACTCACAGTTACAGTATCAGATGCACAGGAATCCGCGCTGTATATGATGGGGAAGGACGAAGACGCGCAGACCGCGCTTGCACAGTCAACATTCAACGCGAGAGTGAAGGGCGACTTCAAACGGCATCGTGTGGCGGAGACTAAGGTCAACGCGGAGATATACGACAATTCGAGCAGGCGCGGCGCGAAGTGGGACATCAGCAAGGATGCGTATCTCAAGCAGGCAGCACAAGAATCGCGCGATGTTCTCACAGAGTTGTAGCCTGCTACCGCGCACAGCCCATGCTGTTTGGCCGTGGATATGCGCGGGATGGGGGTTACAACTATGTCTTACGATCAGAGATGTTACAGTCTTGCGCAGTTTTTTCTAGCTGAAGCTAAGATAGCAGACGCTAAAACCATTGAGCTACTCGCGGCCATCATACAGGGTACGATCGAGGATTTTATTGCCGACACAGGCGAGGTGCTATAATGCCCCAACAATATCCATACAATCCAGAAGCGATGCACATCCGTATTGCGGAGATGGAAGCGCGGGTTGAGGAGAATAAGCGGAGGATGCGCTCTTGCGATTCGCTGGCGTATGTCCCGAGTATGCGGCGCGAGTCCAGCGTACGCAAGGTTATTACACTGCATGATGCGGCACAACTCAAGGGCGGCGATATGCTTGCGGTACTGCTCCGCCGCGCTCAAGCGGATGGGAGGTTGTAAACTATGTGCATAATCGAACGATGGAAAAACGCGGAAGAATTGCGGCATGAGGCGCGGGTGCACTTATATCTCGCAGAGGATAAGAAGTTCGCGCACTACGCTGTAGCATGGTATCTACGCGCGCGAGCAGAGCGTGAAGCGCGTGCCGTGGCTCGCAGCGCGAGAGCATAAAATCTAATCCATATCACTGCGCGCTATGCGCAGCTCTGAATGCGAACGCTGGCACAACAGCGTACGCAGCAGAGCTGCGCGCAAGCGCGTTCGTGTGCCCCGACACTAATCTGAAACGAATTTGTGCGAGCGCAAGCGCGCAAGCGCGCGCGTATCCGCGTATCCGCGTAGCACAGGACCGACATTCACGATGGATAGCCATCCGAGTTCGCGGATAAAGGGATTAGAATCAACGACATACACCCCCTTTGTCTCTAGGTCATGAGGCGGGGGGGGTGTCGATGGGTGCGCATAGGTCGAGTGTGCTATTTCGTGCTATTCCTAATTCTGTGCATATTTCGCGCCGCGTAATTATATTTGAGTCTATAGTTTATAGTCCTGTTCTTATTATAAAAAAAAAATATTTTTATAATATATAAAGAGAACGAATACTATAGAACGAACGAAAACTATGCGGAGCGAGATTAGCACAGCGTGCGCGAGGTCGTCGTAGACAGATGTGTCTATACCCCCCTATGCCCATGACCTAGAGACAGACATGGCGTATGATGATGATTCGATTGGGGTTACCCCGATCCTCGCACGCTTATCCATCGTCGAAGTAGCTTGACAAGCACACCGCGGCGCGGTACACTTTAGCTATGAACAAACGAGACACAATTCGAGTATTCAGGTACGATGAGGAGATTGCAGAGCTTGAGCAACAGCTCGCGCTTCAGTTAGATATTGAGTCGATGCAAGATAAAACTATGTTCCCGGTATCTAAGGGGTTGGAGTATAAACTATCTCGTATTCGCGGAGCGAGAGCTAGGTTTATTAAAATATGCGGGCATACCGCAAATAAGCGTATTCGATATGATATGATCACAGCGGAGAAGCGTGCAGCTATAGCACGCGCGGAGCTTGAGTACAAGCAAGAGCTTACGCGGTATGCGATACTTATGGCGAGCTCTGTGACTCCAGAGGATGCGTTAGGAATTGAGAATTTAAATATCCAACGTAGACTATGTAGCAAGAAGAAACGTGCCATAGCTGCGCGTCATGCTGCGCTATCTCGCTGGTTGCTTATAACACCGAATAGTATTGCAGCTCCGATTCCTACACGCGCGGATGAGGATTATATTCTAGACTCACGACACATGCCGGAGGCTGAACTAATTCTGGAACGCACGAATTCTGAGCGCGAGCGGGATTACGCGGAGGAGCAGGAATCGCAGCCCGCGCCCGCGCTAAGCGCGGAGCAGGAGATTATAGCACGTGCAGCTCGCGCACAGTTAGAGCGCTCGCAGTCTGGAATTACAAATACTTCAAGCGCGCGCGTAGATATTAGCGCGCAACAACCCGATACCTACAGTGCGAGTTTTGCGCTGTTGAATCATCAACCAGTAGCGGAAGAGGAGGAAAATTGATGGGGCCGAGAATTGAGAACAAAATGATCATATGGACGAAGGAAGAAAAAGCATCCGGGGCGAGCCTTGTAACGAAGCTTATTAATGAGTGCGAGGATATGTCGAATCTTTCACAAATTCTTCATGCAGCTAATGAGCTTGCCTGCCAGAGGAATGCGCTGATAATCGCGCTGAGTGGAGCAAGAGCGTTTTACACAAAAAAGCAGCGGGATTTCGCAGCTAGAATGATTTCCCGCATTAATGGGGGCAAGAAACCACCAATCACCCGCAACGACTTCGAAGACGAGAGTAGAAACTAAGGGGGTAAATAATGCACACAAATATAACCAAGCTCCCTAATAATCAATACTCCGCGAGCATCGTATGCTCTAACGCGTCCGCAAGCCATCGCGGATTTAATACCATAACTGACGCACAAGCATGGATAGAGGTAATGAAGGATAAAGTTCATCCTGTGCTTGCGTCCTCTGATGATATATTCAGGTATCCGCAGCGCACACATCATTATAGTGGTTCGAGGGAAGCGAATGGCTAACATAGTAGAACCGCAATACGAATGCTTCTCCTGCGAACGATATTTTACGCGTGCGTCCGCGCTTGCTGATGGCGTGCCGCTTGATTATGCGGCAGAATATTGCACCAAGGATTGCCTTGATTCATTTACCGCGATGCTAGAAGCTGGGGCAGCGGAGTCCAAAGCAGCAAAGCTAGATGAGCCAGAATCCTCAAGCGGCAACGCTAAGGACGCAGTATTCAATCTCGCACAGAAATACAATCTAAAGCTGACGAAGGATGGCTAGATAATGATTGTAAAACTGCAGCTACCATTATCCACAAACACACTACCTACAATTCTTGTGTACAACAAGTCGAGAAGCGTAGAAGGACAATTTGCAGTAACTCCAGAATGGCTAAAGTGGTTCGGGTCACGACTAAAAATATATGCCTCTGCCCATTTTTTAGGCACTGAATTAATTGTGGATAGAAAAGTTACAGACAGAACATGGTAGATATACGGCGATTATACCGCCGTGCGTGCCCGAGAATTATGTCTCACCACATCTCAGGTAACATGCGAATTAACGCATGGAGCGCGCACTGGAGTATAATAACGTAAGCAATGGAGATGGCGATATGGAAAAGACCCCACTAACAACGCAGCAAGAAGAAATACTCAAGTACAAAGCACTCATAGATTTCTATGAGAAGCACCCAACTGCACCGGTTTCGGTACTTAATAATCAATACATCTGGATTGCTGGTACTCCAAATGATTACAAAGCAATCGGTGCCGGCAGAAAAGAATATAATGATTCTACTTTTGTATACAACGTCGAGATACTTCCCTCAAATGATCCAGACCGCGAATGGGATAGTTTCAGTCTGAAATTTATAACCAATCGTGAAAATGTATGTAAGAAAATAAGCAAGGGGAAGAAAATTGTCCCTGAACACATTGAACAAGGTACTCCAACCCGTATTATAGCAGAGCATGAAGAAGATGATTTTGAATGGGAATGCCCGGAATCTATTCTAGCGCCAGCAGAGGAATAACATGGCTATCACCGAGAAAGTAACCTGCGATGTATGCGGGATTGAACGGCGGGCCCAATTAATGCCGTAGACGGAGACGTAGACGGATAGATTCACCCTACCCCTTGACAAGGTCTTTCGGATGTGCGATAATCGTCATATAGTCGCACACCCGAGCTTTCCATAGGATAATTTATATTATGCTAAAGGTATCTTGACTACAGCGCGCGATGTGCGACAATATCATCTAGATCGCACATACGCGCGCCGTCGTCAATGTATAGTAGCTAAATACATTGCGTAGCACGCAATAGCATCATAATAGAAACGCGGGCAATCCCCGCAGGAGAATAATACAAATGTCCACTACCGCTGTTATCACCGACCCAAACACCATCGCAACTCTGCCAATTTCCAGCGAGATTCTGAACTATACCGCGATTGTTGAGCTTGACGAAAAGGGTGTAATCCAGAAGAAGTCTCTCACTACCAGTGCAAAGCGTGCGGAAGCGCTGGAAGCTCCGGGATATGCCGGCAAGGAGATCATTGCATTTAAGCAGACCGTATCGCGCCCAGTTTTTGGTACGATGGCTGGTTTTTTTGAGCTGTATCCTAATGAAGATGCACAGCTTTTTATCGTCAACCGTGGAGAAAGTGCGTTTGCTGATGCTAAGGTGCGCTCTGTATTCTTGGAAACAAATTCCGATGGCACTGAGCTTACATTCCAGAGCACAACTGGCACATATGATCTCACCGCCGATGTGCAGGAAACCCCAGCACGGAAGCTCACCGCAGAGGAAACAACCATCGCCGGACTCCGCAAGATGGGTGTATCCGACGATCTTATCCAGCAGGTTTTTGCGTCGCTCGCGGCTGCGAAGTCTGTCTAAGTAGTTGTAATATCAGCATCATAGCTGTAAAACTTGGGTGTACGTTCAGTAAAATGGCGTACACCCATTTTTAGTTTAGGGCGGAGGTTGATTTTTAATGGCATATTTGAGTAATGGAATGCTCGCAAGATGCCCGCGATGTGGGATGAATATGGCGCCGAGCAGTAACTATTATAGTTCCTCATACTCCCAGTATCAATGCGGTTTTTATCAATGCGGTTGGTTTTATTGTGAGGACGCACAAAAAAAGTATACAGATGCGCAATTGCTTTTATTGCCTACTCTAACCCCAGCACAAGCACAAGCATACCGTGCGTCACGAGTGCCGCTAGGGTATGTTACATTTACAGCTCGTGCCCCAAGACAAACTGGAAAATCTTGGGCGCAACAATATCAGCAAGCATATAATCCATCTGGTACAACGAGAACAACTATGGCTAAACAAGTCCGAATAACATACTTATACAACGATACCATCGTAGAGCTGCATTTCATAACGCGCCCACAGCGCGGATGGTTCAAGGATAATATCCAGCCGATGATTGATATTCTCAAAAGCGCAATCCCAGCAACCGCGCGAGAATATGATCCATCGACATTCAAATGGCAGATCGCCATCGAATACTGGCCTGCGCTAAAGCAGATTCTAGAAGCCTCGCAGTTTGATATTAAAGTAATGCAGCCGTCCGCAGGAGCGCAAGGCGTAAACGTACCAAAGGATTATGCGGAGAACTTCTATCACAAGCCCGTAGCACCGAAGGCGGAGACTAAGGAATCAATTCTAACGCAACTTTCCGCATTGCTCGGAATCCACGAAGACATAGCAAGCATGGAACTTGTAGCACTGAAGAAGAAATATCGAGAAGCAGCGCGGAGATATCATCCAGATTTTGGTGGCGATAGCGCCAAAATGTCAGAGCTCAATCGTGTATGGACAATTTATAATTCAGGAGGGTCGAATTGAAACTAAAATTACATAAAATCCAAAAATACTGGGCTGTGGAGTTCCGTGGCACTCGCACGCTATTCGAGCAGTACGAGGGCGCGTCGGAATTCGCGTTGAAGCAATGGAAGCGGTATTATAAAGAGCAATCTGCTTACGCAATGCTTGGGACGCTGTCTGTGAATCTACTGAATACCGAGGAGCTTGATTTATATAACAAGCTCCGCAAGAATAAATGTCGTGGGATAACTAAACCGCAATATGGCTACGTCAAGGGAATCCACGAACGACAACAAAGGGAGTGGTAATATGAGTTGGATGGATGTTACAAATAAACTCGACAATTTAACAGGGCAAATAGCCGAGAAAGTAGACAAGTATGAATTACATAAGACTGATAGCAATGTGGCTAGTTTGGAATGTGCCATTGGGGAGATTCGCTCCGCACTTGATGGCATTCGCATTGAGCTGCAAAAGTTACAAGAAGATTTCTTGAATCATACACAAGAACCAAACGAATAAGCACAGCTCAAAGCACGCTCCGAGGCGTGCTTTATGGTGTACTTATACATCGAAGGAGAATATATGAAACTCGAAGATATAACAGCGGAGCAGATAGATGCGTGGCTTAATAAACAATTTGAGCTTTCTAAAACTCAGAATATGGACGATGCGTGGATGGCGGATGTTTGCACGAAGCTGGCGGATATGCCCGCAATAGCCAGAACGACTGCCTTTACAAGTGAGCTCGCACTTATTTATATGCTACAAAAGAAAGATGCGAAATCTGCAATCTTAGCTTTTGGTATTTGTCTTGGTATTGAATACGCAAGCGCAGCTACGAACAGGGAGGACGTTAAATGTCAGACCTTGCAGTAAGACAGAAGCCTGTAGTCAATAGTCAAGGGCGAATTCTAACTGGGCTGGCCGCACGAAAAGCACAGCTTGCGGCAGAGCTAGGACTCCCCGAAGAGCTAAAGCCCGCGCAAATGGAGCATAGAATCGGGATAGTATTTGATGATTCTGGTTCTATGGAACACGCACAGATCGAGGACGCACACGAGGGATGCGAGGAATTTCTTCGCTCCTGCGAACAGAATAAAACAGCAGTAGCTATATACCCGATGAATGCTGATCCGATGCTGCTCTGCACGAATCTCCCCGCCGTGGCGATTATGGTTAAGAGTATTCGTGCAACCGGCGGTACGCCACTTGTGCAGAAGCTCGGAGAGATGCTGAAGAAAAATAGCTTAACGCGAGCAATCGTATTCAGCGATGGTTGTCCGCAGAGCTATAGCGAACTGGAATATGACTCAATTAAAAGCACAAAGATTCCAGTTGATACTGTATATATCAGTAACGGATATAAACAAGAACGCGCCGCTGAATTCATGGAAAAACTAGCCCACGACACAGGTGGAATATATCTGTGTTTCGAACGCGGGAAGTCTAATTTTCGTACTGCATTTAAATATCTGAGTCCTGGACTTCGATACATGCTTGCAGATAAGAGTTTCGCAGATAAGCTACAGGGGAGGTAGTATGTAAGTTTGGGCTATCAGAGTAAAAAATACTGATTTATATCTTCCTTACAAGAGTAGAAATCATTCCCGTGCTACCCCAGTTAGTATCTCGATATTACCGCCGAGATGGCACGCAACAAAAAGAGGCGCTCAAAACGCACTCACAGCCTGGCTACAAGGAGTTTGGCATTGTCGCGGGTATGACGAGCATTGTGCTCTTAGTCCAAAGTTTATGCTCGGAAGAGAAAGAGCAAGTATGGAAATTGTAGAATTTACATTGCGGGAAATACAGGAGAAATATTGTGCCGCTAAACCAAGAACAAGCAACTGTATTTTCGCAGCTCGCGCTAAAGCTCTCGGCGTTGCGTATTAATATAGCGTTCGAGAGTGCTGAATCGGGACCAATAGTAACTACATATTACATGCGTCTCGGTGCTGATGTTCCGATTGCTAAGATAATGCGGGCTGAAGAAGACCTCGCGCTCGCAGTCGGAGCACCAAGCGTACTAATAACACGAAAGGGGGCTTCTATCGCAATTGCGATTCCGAATAAGGAAAGAACTGTCGTATCTTACGATAGCTGTTTGCATTCTCTTATGCGGGATACTAACTGTAATTTGCCAATTATGCTCGGGGTTGATACGAAAGGTATTGAGAAACACATTGACCTCATTGATTCCCCGCATATCCTCATCGCTGGCAGTACGGGGGCTGGAAAATCTGTACTACTTGCGGCAATCATTAGTGGACTTGCAACGACAAAGTCTAAAAATGAACTCAAAATGATGCTCGTAGACACTAAGCAACTTGATCTCACACTATTCGCAGACCTCCCACATGTCGTGGAGGTCGCGGATAATGTGGAGAAAGTTCACGCACTATTCACACGCCTGATGGCAATCGTCCGCCAACGCACAGAGAAAATGAAAGGGGTAGCACGAAACCTTCATGAATACAATGCAATCTCTCCAACGCCGCTCCCGTATTACGTCGTTATTATCGACGAACTCGCCGACGTTATTGGCGAAGATAACAGCCTTGCAAAATCTGGCTTGGAACCAGTTGCTGGCTATGAAAGAATCACCCGTAGACTACAGGCGCTCACTCAAATATGCCGCGCAGTTGGAGTCCACGTTATATGTGCTACGCAAAGACCGAGTGTTAAGATCATCACTGGTGACATTAAAGCAAATTTCACAACTAGAATCGCACTACGCCTTCCAACTGGAGCGGATTCTCGCACAATACTTAACGAGTATGGAGCGGAATCGTTGCTCGGAAAGGGAGATATGCTCGTCGAAAGCCCGTGCTTCGATCAGATAACGAGATTCCACGGGCCGTTTGTAAGCATGGCTCATATAGCTAATGTGTTGATAAATTGTGATTCGATTCGAGATAGCTATCGAGGTATGTCCGAGGTCACCTCGACGGGTCGGTGACAGGCGGTTGGGTCGGTCGGGCGTATGTCGCTGATATAGGGCGATTTAGACAGGGTAATACCCTACCTTGACATGGGCATCGACCTTGACACCCGCCACCCGACAGAGCTATACTGGGTTAGTCGAAGAGTGTAAGACACTATTATCGACCAACAGCACAAAGGAACCAACCACCATGGAAACAGCACAAACAGCCCGCGTATTCGATGGATACCACAAAAATACCGGGCGCAAGACTGAAATGGCAGCATTTCGGATATTTCAAGACCAGAATGCGGAACTTAGTAAACGCTATACTGGCAATAGATCGGCATTAGTACGTATTTTATTGACTCAGTTTCTTAGTGGTAAGTTGCCGAACGTTGAAACGGAATTTAAAACTTTAACCGAGAAGTAAATAGGAGTAAGTATGGCGAGGTTTGATGCTGATACTATCCCAATATGCGTTAAGTGTGACGCAAAGGATGAGACTAAGGTTTGTTTAAAATGCAAAATCGTATACTGTGCACACTACGCATCCATAACGGATAATAGATTCTGTGCGAATTGTATATCTGATTTCAGTCTGAAAGAAACAATAATCGAGAAGCAGGTCGAGCACATCAAACCCGATGGCTCAGTCACATTCTCAAGAAAGTACCAAGCGAGGTGTCTACATCTTATGGGGAATGATTGGCTATTTGCGTCTACGCTGATCTCAAAGATGTCTGATGCTGAGATTGAAGCGACTATTGAGTATCATAAGGCGAATGTTTCGCTGATGTTGATGGAGCGGGAATCTAGAAAGCTAGAGCGGTATCATAAGCTCGCCGGAGTAAAACTAGTAAATGTACAGCACGAGTCTCAGGAACAGCGGGAGAAGCGAGAGGAGAAGGAAGCGAGAGCAGCAGAGCGAAAGACTCGTGTTAAAATCAAAGATAAAACTCCAAGCGCGGATGACGCTGTGGCTATGATTACTAAGCTGGCGAAGATGGGGCTGACACAAGAACAGATTCTCGGGCTGCTTGGAGGGAATAAATGATAACAGCGAAGCAGGAGCGGCGATGTTTAAAGAGCATAGCGAAGAAGGTATTAACAGATGATGTTGTAGATCATCCCGCACACTATACCGACGGCGGAATTGAGACTATCGATTTTATCGAGGCGAAGAAGCTGAATTATAATTGTGGGAATGCAGTAAAGTATATCAGTCGTGCTGGAAAGAAAGCTATAGCAGCGAGGGCGATTGATATTGCGAAAGCACTCTGGTACTTGCAACGAGAGTTGGATGCCCTGGAGGAAAAATAATATGACAATTGACGAAGCAGTATCTAAGTATCATTGGTTCAAGCGTAGGGAAGATGGTGTTATCGAGATGTTTCTCGACCACCATGCGCTTGCGACCTTTCGCAGTTGCGAAGCATCTTTTGAACTCTCGATGATGGCGAATATAAGGCCATTACATAAGAGCTGGAATCTTGAATTTGGGATTTTATTTCACAAGATGATCGAAGAATTCTATATCGCCAAACGCGACGATAAATTCGAGATCGCATCGTGGCTACAACTCGCAGTCGGACTATGGCAAGAGTACAACATGGACGAACAGTTCTCAGAGCATAGGATGTATAAAATGCTTGGGGGCGTGTATGGGTTTATTGATATGCTCGCGCAGTATGCGGATCATTTCGCGGCGGAAGTTGATAGGCTGAGAGTTATTGGTATTGAGATTTCGTTTGGGAAGAAGCGGGAAGTGCCGCTCGGATCATTCAAAGTTACAAATGATTTTGTACAAGGAATTGAAACATTTAATTATGCTCCGTATAAAGATGTACGTTGCTACCTCACAGGCCGTATCGACTTTCTAATGGATTCCGGCAATGCAATCGGCCCACTTGACCATAAAACAACCGCATTCTTCAAAGGAAACCCAGCAAATTCCTACGACCCGCAAGAAGGAATGACTGGGTATATATTCGCGGTACAGAATATAATGAAGAAGAGTTTTCCTGAACTACTCGGCCAACGTAAGGTTGATCGTATTTGGATGAATTTTGCACAAATATCGCCGTGCTCTGATCCATTGCAGCGATTCAAGCGGGTGCCAGTGTTTAAAACAGACTGGCAGCTTGAGCAATATCGCTTGCGGCAATTACGAACATTTCATAAGATATACGATATGCTAATTCTTGGAGAGCACGCAGATTGGAATACTTCCGTCTGCAATAACATGTTCCATAACGAATGTCAATATCGTAATTTGCATCGACAGAATACAAACGATGCAATGATTCAGGTACTCAAGAGTGATTTCAAAATAGCTCCCTCATGGGATCCAGAGAATGTGGAGGATTGATATGAACCTTGGCCCGCGTTGTAATTTCATGCTTGTTAACCATTGCCAGTGTCCGAATACTGCTACCGCGGATTCTGATATGTGCTTGCTGCATAAGGAATTTGAAACAGAGCAAGCTGTTGCAGTAGAGCAAGAGAAAATCAAAAACATGGAGAAGTAGATGCCACAATTAATCAAACCAACAACAATAGCGCGTAAGCATATAATTGCTGCAATAGAAGCAGCACCATGTGATTTAGAGTTTAAAAAGTATTATTTGCATACGGACCTATATCGTAAAAATAAATCTGGTGGCTATGCCGGTATACGAATATCATGGACAATTAAATAAGAGGGAAATAAATGCCATACGAAAATATCCAAGGGCTTGTCGATTTGGAGTCGGAGCCTAAGTTTAAGATCGCTGTCGTAGGTGAGCCAAAAGCAGGTAAAAGTTGGTTCGCTATGACAGCGCCGGGAACAATCTTTGAGGCAGATTTCGATGATCGTTCGGAGAGTATACGATCTTTTATATCAAAAACCAAACGCACAGATATAGATGCTAAGACATACAAGGAGTTGAATCCTGCGCAACCGCACGCTATTAGTGATTTTGAAACTGATATTAGTATGTTTGAATATCTGAAGCAGCAGGGAAAGCCCACGCCGGAGTGGTTTATTCTGGATTCTATGACGTATTTGCGTGTTGCTTGCGAGCATGAGCTTATCAAGCAGCATCCAAGTATGAGCCGCACGGTAAAGATGGGAACGACGATAGTTAAAATCCCATCGCACTATGATATTATCAACGGCAATCGCGCGTATATGGAATACTTGATTGGACGACTATCCGAGCTTGGTAATGTGATTGCAATCTTTCACGAAATGGATGAAAAAGATGCGCAATCCTCGACGAAGGAACAAAAAGCATACACTGGCAGGAAAACTGTTCAGCCTCAGTATCTTTCTAGTTTGCTTAGCCTTTTTAATGACGTATTTCGTATCAGTATTGATTACTCCGGCAATAGGATCGTTACTGTTCATCCTAGCGGTGACTTCATGGCATCTACGTCGATGCGATTAGATGCTCAGGAACCTGCGAATCTCGCGAATATGATCACGAAGCATAAGAAAGCACTCCTGTGACGCGAGAAGCAGTAAAACGAGTTTAACCATTTATTGCTCCTGTAGCTCAATTGGTAAGAGCAACAAACTCATAATTTGTCGGCTCTCGGTTCGAGTCCGGGCAGGAGCACCAAGTTTAGCACAACCCATCGTGCTAGTTACCAAACGAACAAACAACTAAAATAAAACAAACGAGGATATAACAATGGCTTTTTCAATGAAGGTAAGTAACGACAAGCTCGAAGGTTTGGATGTAGTTCCCCCCGGCCCGTATAATATTAAGCTAGTTGGATTCAATGTCAAGGTATCAAAAAAGGGAGATTCATTCAATCTGAATCCGGGCATGGAGATTGTTGGACATCCTGAGTTTGCCGGGCGCAGGGTATTTGATACTTTGAACTCCGGCGGAGCTTGGACATGGCCTGATTTTGTGCATTGCTTCGGCTTGCCGATGGAAACGGATGGTAAGGAGAGTTGGATTCCGGGCTCATGGGATGGAGATAATGCTAAGTATAAGGCCGATGATCCTAACACATGGAAGTATGCTGGCCCGCTACTTGGACGTTCAGGTAAGGTTATTATCGCTGTGGATAATTACAACGGTAAGGACTCGAATAAGGTTGAGCGGTATATTTGTGCGGTCGCGGATTGTGCGAGCAAGTTCCCGAAGATTCGTCATATCGTGGATTTGCTGAAGCGCAAATAATTTATAGTAAATTCCGAAAGGATGATTCCACATAAGTGGTGAACCGTCAGTGGCCCACGAGCGTTAGATACGGACGACAAGAGTCGCATTTACTATAATAAGTGGGCGGGCTTTCATAGCCGCCCAACTTTTTCACTTAAAAAGGAGAGATTATGCTTAAAAAGTGTGAACTATGTGACGATGAGTTTGAAACAGATGACGAGGATGAGGATTTTTGTGAGGACTGTTCAACTGTAGATGAGGACGACGATGAAATTACCGATGTCGAGGAAGCCTGATAAACTCCAACAATGGAAAACTAAAGTACGAGAACTACCACTCCCCTCAAAATATCAACTCGAACTAATAATCGAATCTGGCGAAGCGTCACACGAGCAAGCACGAATACTTGCTACATACGCACTTGACATCACATATAAGTAAAGAGGCTTAATTTTGGATAAGCATATAGCGAATAATGGAAACCCTTCTAGCCCTGTATGGGTACTGATTAATAAGCCACTCCCCGGAGACGAAGATAAAGGCTATTTATTCAGTTCCCCTATGGGGTATGTTTTTGATAAGATGATGCGAGAAGCCGGGTTGCCTGATTATTACGTAACTTGTTGCCAGCCAGTCTTAGGAAAACCAACAGGTGGTGATTGGCATTGTTATCTGAAGAGTCGTAAACCCGCTATAATAATTCCACTAGGCGTCGCAGGAGCTAAGGTATGCCATGAACTAGAACCAAAGTATCGTGGCCCTAAATATAACCCCGAGCGAGATTCTGAAATATCCAAGTATTGTGGATCGTTACTTAAATTAAAACAAACAAATGTGAGCGGGCCGAATGATTGGGAGCATTATGTAGTTCCAACATTCGAGCCGATTGATATTGTAAAGCAATGGAAACTTCGCGATGTGGTCATAAGCTGCGATCTCGCGAAAGCGGCCAGTGAGCTGGAGTATTGGAAAACACACGCAAAGACAATGCAGCCATTGCCTAAACGCGAGCCAAAAATTCACTTCGAATGCTTTGACGAATTGCTTGCTATTCTGGATACTTTTTTCAACTACCCGATTATCTCAAACGACATTGAGACAATCTATCCACGCGCGCCGACAAAGACGCAGCCATCTCAGTTCTATAAAATCCTCCCAGGGTATCCAATTACAATTGGTCTAGCTCCTCGGACTGACTTTGGTATTAGTTTTGATTTCTTTCGTGAGTCTACGGTAGAAACGCGGGAGCTTTGGAAGAAATTAGCAAAGTTACTCTGGGAAGTTCCATCACTCGGGCAGAATTTCTTCAATTTCGATGCGAACTTCTACGAGATGCTGGGATTTAGGCTCCCACTCGAAAAATGTCGCGACACAATGATTCAGCACCATCAACTATGGCCTGAACTTCCACATAAACTTCAATTTCTAGCCCGACAATACACCCGTGAGATATACTGGAAAGACGAGGGCGCGGGTTGGAGTATAAAGAACATGGATGCTATGAAGATTTACAATTGCAAGGACGTTATGGTAACGCTTGAGATTTATTATGCACAACTAGAGGAAATGAAAGCGAGGGGATTGGAATGATATATGAGATTCCTGATACAGATATTGATGGAGTAAAAACATTAAGTACTAATTGGACTTTTCCAAAAGATGAGAATTTTTGGCAGAATGTAGCAGTTGATTTGCTTGGACATTTATTGGCGCATGGGATTATTTTTCCGGATGTGAAATGGATCAAGAAAGGTGAATAATGGAGATCACACCAGCAACACAAGATAAACTCGCGGAGGAAATAAACTCCCAGTTTAAAAATCTCGCCGAGCTTCTCCTCGAACATCACGAGGCATACAAGCTCGCATACGCATTGAATGGCAAGTTCGTAGAATACTGCGAGCGCGCCAGACTACTAACACAATCAAAACAAAGTAACGTATCCATAGGAGGATATTAATGATTAAACCAACAATAGGTCGCGTAGTTTGGTATCATCCACCAAGTGGTGATCTTGATTGCGGAGCTATTCTAGCCGCGATTGTATGTCATGTGTGGTCAGATACCTGTGTTAATCTCGCCATATTTAATTCTAATGGGGTTGCATCTAATCAAACATCCGTTTTTCTATATCAAGGTGATTCTGCACGCCCGGCAGGCAGTTACTGCGAATGGATGCCTTATCAGATTGGCCAAGCAAAGAAGGTTGAGGTAATTTAATGTCAGCAGCTCAGGTATTTAATCTTATTTTCAACTGTACGCCAGCGCAGTTTAACACTGCAATGTCTACCACACTCCCAGCATTTGGGTGGACAGCTATTCAAGCACCTATTAAGTTTTCAGGTATCGCAATAACTGGGACGTTTACAACCACAGCTACCACAAACACTAGCACAGCCCTCACAGCAATCACCAGCACTGCCGGTTGGTATGTGGGTATGGGTATAACGGGCTCTGGTATTCAAGCTGGAACTACAATCGTATCCTTTACATCCACAACTGCTGTGCTTTCCTTGGCTACTACAACTTCCGTAGCAGGCACGACAGTAACACTCGCAGCCAATGCTGCCGGGAATCAGGTAGATTTTGCGTATGACGGCGCATATTTCCTACGTTTCTTTGACGCCGGCCCAGCAGCCCCTTCACAGCAAGCGCAAACCGGAATTCCACAATCACAACTAACTCCAAATTTCATCGCATCCGTAACTGCGATGTTCGCTCCGACGCTAGGAGCGCCAATCGCGTCGAATGCTGCTAACGTACCCGGCCCAGCTGCTTAATAGCAACTCAAACTAGAGGGGCATAAATGCCCCTCTAAGGAGGTTTAATGCTATCTCGAATGTATTATAGTGTAATTTATTGGCGCATAAGACGCTTTCTTAAGTGGTTTTGTTATAAAACAAAAATGCAGTGTTGTGGTAAAAGAAAGATTAATTATGCTGTTGAATGGTGTAGTCTTTATGCTTTTCATGATAATGCCTGCAAAAGTTTTTCGGGCGAAGTATTTACGGATACTGTAAAGGAACAAGAACTTGCAGCCAAATAAAATCACCAGCGAGTATTTACATGCTTTGCAGAGTGTCTATCATCGCATAGACAGCCGTGGAATTCTAGTCTCCAAGGAGCGACTTAAAGATGCATCAGCCTATATTAACACTGATATTACCAAGCAGTGCGCTATTGTCAGTTCTGTGTGGTCTTTACCTTGTTACATCGGCGCCGGAAACAAACCAGAAATTACGCTGGGGGGTAGTATTAATCTTAACTCCTCTTCTGGTGATAATACCCCACTTGGGCAACTAAAGCGAATGGGGTATAAAATCCCAAAGGTATCAGCACGAGATGAAGATGGAAATTACATAGCGAAGGAGTCATTAAATGAGCTTGTCTTGCAAAAGATATACGCTACAAATCAATTTGCAACTCCCGGAGGCGACCCGGCGTTACGCGCACTTCTGCGAATACGCGAACTCGGAACTCTCCGGTCACGGTATATTAATGCGAATCTCTATGTGCGGAACGGAGAAAGCCTCTTTCTTACAAATTACAACATCGCTGGAACTGTCACAGGTCGTAGAGGCTCTAGAAAACATACATTCGGATTTGGTGGAAATGCTCAAAATTTTCCCAAGCATGGAGAACTCGCTAAAGTTTACCGACGCTGTCTTGTTGCTAGACCAGGAAAAATCCTCCTCAACGTAGATCAAATGCAGGCCGAAGATTGGCCTACTTCAGCACTTGCAAATAACACGGAGGCTTTGGATGATTTACGTAATAATGTTGATCGGCATCGTAAACTTGGGTGTCTTATATTTGACCTTTCTTGGGATTATTATACTGACGGGCAATGGAAAGACTCGATCGAACGCTATCTGGGAAAGAAAACTCGCCATGCTAATAACTATGGTATGCGTGCTAATACCATGTCTGACTCTCTTGCTAAAGAAGGTCATTCTGTAACTCCAGATCAGTGCAAAGCTATTCTTGAAAAAGTAAACAAACACGATCCATCCGTTGAGCACGTATTCCACAAGTATATAAAGGACTGTCTCTATGCAAACCGAACTCTCCGCACTCCATTCTCCCGCGAACGAATCTTCTTCGGACTCCGAGCCGGTGAAGCCGGAAGTAATAATAAGATTTTCAACGAAGCCTTTAGCTATATACCACAGTCTGTTGTTGGCGATAATACAGGATTTGCAGTCTATGACCTTGAAACCGGAAATGACAAAACCAGACATCATATTATACAAGAATGCCACGATTCGATTATGCAGGAGATTGACGACTCTGTGGACGTTATCTGGGATCATATCCAAGAAGCTAAGAAAGCATTTAATCGGACAATTCGTTTCCACAACGGAATTGAAATCAACATCCCAGTTGAAGGAGAGATAGGATATGATTTTGCGTCGTCCGCTAGCTTGAAATCTAATAGTACCGGAACCAAGAAGCTAGATGACATTAGTTACAGCGATGTTCAAGCAGCTTTCTACAAACTGCAAGAGCTAAAACAAAAGGAAGTATCAGATGGCCAGAAAGCT